CTTCATCAACAACCTTTTAAATATTGGTTAAGAATATTTTTTGGCTTAACAATCGCTTTAGTTGTCCCATTATGGTTGCTTTCTTTTTTTCTAAATCAGCAACTCTAGTCGCATAAATCTGAATACCAGGGCCAGATGTGCTTTGGCTGATACCATCTTGCCCCAAACTTCCAGAGTTGTTAGGATTTGCTAATGCCAAAGGACTTAAGATGTCTATCGCTGTCTGAACTCCGATCAAATTATTCAGAGCTACAGGTACCTGTCCTGAGTCTTTGCAGAAACCCGCTGTAAACTCTATGGTCCAATAGCTAGGCAGGAAGGCTAGCTGTCTCTCGATGGCAAATAGGTATGCGATACCACCAGGAGCAACTACTCCGCCAACCTCTCCTCCAATTCCTGTGGCACCAAGTAGAGGGATGACGTTGATCTGTCTCTGGTGAGCTTGACCCATATCTACCCATTCTGATGGCATCCTGAATAAGTTTTGGTTATCAGAACTTACAATACTTAAGTCTTCTACTGAGAGGATGGGTCCGTTCTGAGTCCTTACGTGAATCCAGCTCTTGTACAAGTTATGATCGAAGGGGTGTCGCTCTCTAAACTGAGTTGCCATGATAGGAGCTTTAAGCTCTATCTCAAGGTCGTTGATAGCCATGTTGATTCGATCTTTAAGTTCTTCATCTGTATATCTAAACTCAGCAGGCAGTCTTTCAAAGATTCCTTTAAGGAATCTACTTTTTAGTAGCTTAGGAGTTAGCAGAGGCTCTACCTTGGTAAGCAGTGGACTTGCCTCTTTAGCAAGCACTGGGTAACCAAGAGTGTTCCTATTCTTTGGATACTCAGACATTAGCAGCCACCCTGATTAAATAGCTCAACAACCAAACCTTGCAACAATACGAAGCGGCGAGTGACACCACCCTCTGTCAAAGTAAACTGTACGTTTCCAGAGCTTGGTTTCTCGGTTTCAAGTAGGGAGACCGACCATAAAGACCCATCGAGTGCGGAGACTTGTGTTGCAGACTTAGTTATTGTATTTGTACTTATAACAGCCGGAAAGATAACTTGCATACTTGGCATAGCACCTGTAGGGATATATCGAAGTCCGTCCTGATCTAGGTCGACAAGTTGAAAATACAGAGTATTGGGCTCGTCAAGCCTTACGTTCCACTCTGTGGCGAAGTCAAAACTATTGACATTTTGAAAGTTTTTCAAGGGTTTAACTGAAAGTCTCATCAGATCTCCTATGGTCTACACCCTATAAAGATTGTCTTTGACGCCACATTGAGGACTGTCTATGATATGGTATCATGTAATCTACAAACCAGAAAGGAAAGGGAATGAAAACAATTAAGATCGAAATTGAAGGCACTGACGGCGCTGGGAAAACTACTGGCCTAAAATACCTTATTGAACAGGCTAAGGCACGTGGCTTGTCTGTGGTCGAAACTAGGGAGGTTGGAAACCCCAACATCCAGTCATGTGTAAAACTGAGAGAGCTTGTACTTAGCCCTGACAACAACCTGAGCGGAGAAGCCATGGAGCTGATCTTCTCGGCAATGCGCCTTGAGAATGACAAGTGGTTGAGAAATTTACAAGCTCAAACAGACGCCCCAAACCTTGTGGTTTCAGATAGAGGGTGGCTGTCCCACCTAGCCTATACCGACCATAACGTTTCTGAAGATTTTACAAAAACTCTGTATGGTGATTTTGTCAGAAATATAACCCTTCTTCCTGACGTTGTGATCTACTTCTCTGTGAACACGGAAACCGCCTTGAAGCGTCGCGTGAAGCGTGGCTCCGGTATGGATGTCATCGAGATGAAGGGCGTTGAGTTTCAAGAGAGAGTAAGATCCTCATTTGAAAAGTACATCAACCAATATTCTGGTAAGTTCCAAGTGTATGTGGTGGACGCCAACCAAGACATCGATGGTGTGCGCGAACAGTTGGATGTGATTTTAAATAGCCTTACCTATTCAAATGCCGGTCTAACAGAAAAGACGTCTTCAAACCAATCAGCGACTGTCTCTACTAACCTCTAATAAAAAAGCCCAGGAATTACCTGGGCTTATATTTTTTTAAATTTGGATTGAAATATTAAGGAGTGATCGCTTGTACGGCGGTGATCATCGCGTTATAAGCATCTTTGAGTTCTTGAGCAGCGGCACGGTCAGCTAAAGCGCTAACTAGGCTTTCAAAAGCCTTATCGCTCATAGGCTCAGATCCCATCTCAGCTTGTTTTGCGGCAGTGTTCGCATCAGACGCATCTGCACCACCTGCTAAATCGATAGACTCACCGTTATCTGGAACTTGAGAGCCATCGCCCGATGCTAAGGTCACGGTGTTTGAGGGGTTGCCCAGGTGCCAAGCTGCGATCACAGTATCGATATCGTCGACACCGTCAAAAGCCAGGCTTACAGAGTTTCCAGCAGCACCTGCAGTGTCGGCTTCTATAGTTACATCGGTAGTCATTCCAGCTACCTGCCCAGTAAAAGAGGCCGCTATAGCAGCAACTTCGTCACCGTCAGCGTGAGCCTTAAGAACGTCCAACATCTTTGTGATCTTCTTAGACATCTCGCGACCTTGAGAGCCATCTCCAGCAAGAGCTGTGAATAGCCTTTCTTCTAGATCTTTCTTCATCTTGTCTGAATCATCTAAAGTTGCCAAAACCGCAGTGGAAGCCGCAGGGTTGGCTGGCGTAGTGCTAATAAGGCGTTTTTCAAGCTCATCAGCAGTTTTTTGGTCAGCCAATGCGTGAACTAACCGTAATTTTGTATCTTTGGTCAACATCTTAAGCTCCTATATCGTTAAGGAAGACTGACTGCGCCAGCTTCTTCTTGATCTCCATCCTCGTCTGTTACCTTCAATCCAATATAAGTTACCTGAATTCGAGATGTAGCACGAGCGTTCACACCAGTGTTGTAGCTGTTTGGAATACATCCAATTGCTGTCATAATGAGTTCGCCAGTCTGACGGTCTCGGATTGAAATAGTCACAGGTCCAAGATTCAAAAGATCTTGAAGCTTAGGCATTTTAGGAAGTCTATGAACACCTTGATCTACAACTCTAAAGCCAGAACAATTAATAGTCACAGCTTCATAGCTAGTAGGTGTAATTTCATCAGGACCAAAACGACCTAAAAGATGAATTGGCTCTGTTCCAATATTTGCACCGTAAGTGCAGCTTTCATATAATCCCACGACTTGGTTATCTACGCTAACTACTGCCCTGGGACCTGTTAATACTTTTGCCATCGTTTACTCCTAATTCTCCTTAAAGATTAAGCTCCGCCTGTTTGTTGTACCTGCGAGATCTCGATTGTAATAGGGATGAAGAAAATTGTTGTCGCAAGCTTGATCTCAACCTTAACATCCATGATAGGACCGTTAATCTTGACGTCTTCATTCTTATAACCGAGAGGCGCATCATCGCTAGCTGCGATCAGTTTCAACTGACGATAAATTTGCATTTTGCTTGCCAAAAAGGCGAGAGCAGTCGCACGATCAACGTCAGCTAACGACTGACCTACAAACGTTGTCTGTAGACTATCTGCCAAGTCAAGAGATAAAACATCAGAAGCATAGACAGCCTGCAAGCTATTGTAGACAAAGTTGGAATCTAAACCATAAGTAGACTGGTCACTGATCCACTTAACGCCCGCTACAGAATCTTGAAGAGTTAACAATCCAGCCAACAATGCAGTTTCTACATCGCCAGGAGATCCACTGTCAAAACCAGAAGGATCACGGTAACTAATAACATTTGCAAGCTTATTGGTAAAGCTTTTATAAAATCCAGCAGATTGCATACCAGCAGCTATAGTCGCAGCATACCAAGGTTGATAAGTCTGAACTACACCGAGAGAATCTACCTGGTCTACATCTTGAAACGACAAGTATGTTCTGAAACTAGCCAAAGAGGCTGCTTTTGTTTGGGCGTCAGAGAAGCTTCCTTTGAATGAGAGGATGGCTACGCGATGCCGCTTAAGTTTAGGTGTGCTCATCTTAAGAACGTGACTCTTACTGGAAGCGTGAATTGCATCAATAGTGTATGTAGAGCCAGATTCAGTCAAACCGTCTGCGATATCCGCAGTAGCATCCCGACTAAACAAAGGCACAACGAAATTAGTTGCGATACCTTCAAGTTTAGTTAGAGCATCCACATAGTTAGCAGCAGTAGTAGCACCTTTAGTTCCACCAGCCAAGAATGCAGCCGAAGCCATTGGAGAAGGAAGACCTTCTACTTCATCTGCTTCAAACTCAACAGCAGCGCTAGTTGAGATAGAGTCTTGAAAGTTTTTCAAAGATTTCTTAATACGACCTGGCTGTAAACCAGAACCACTCGCGCAGATACCGAAGACAGAAACCTTATCAAGATCTTTTGGAGGCATTTGAGCACCAGCAGTAGTGGCCACTGCAGTGTAACCAGTCTGAGCGCTAATAAAAGTAGCAAGATCAGTAACAGTAGGATACTGAGTAAGATCGATGCTTAAGTTGGCGCCAGATCCACCAGAAACTGTAGTTGTAAGAACATTGGAAGAAGAAATTGTTAAAGTAGCGGTAGTGCCTTGGTATCCAACTTCTAAGGCTATTTGACCTTTTGCTTCTAAAGTCTCGTTAAGACCAATATCAGACCTAATTATAGATACTTCAATTTCAGACTCTGCAGAAGACTTGTAAATACCAGCGGTCAAACCCAAAGCGGCCAAATCACCAGGAGTAGAATCGATAAGCTCAAGAGCTTTGCCCCATCCTTTTCTAAAGTTAGCGGCGTCAGCATCAACAAAAATCTCAATAGTTGCAGTTGCAGTGCCTACTTGGGCAGAAACACCAGCAGGAAGCAATGCATCAAGCTCGGTAGCCAAAGTAGCAGCATCACTGTGGTTGGCTGGAGTAGCGCTTAGTGTCACCACTACAGTGGCGCCACCGTTAAGTCGAACTGTGAAAGACTTATTGTCCAATGCAGCACCAAAAGCACCGATAACTCCTGAGATGGCCTTAGGAGCTACTTCAGCCTGACTTGCTGTAACTTGATATTTGATTTTATTTCCATCTTTACCCCAGTTATTAGATCGTAAAGTTCCATAATCAGTGTCAACAATTGCAGAAGCTTTTGCTCCAGCATTTGTTTTTAGAATATAAATTCTGTTAACCGAACCTTGAATGCCAGGATCAGCGGAAGGAGCACTAAGAGCACCAAAAGCATCTACGATAGGGCCTGAGATATATTTATTCTTAACTTCAACTAATTGATCAGGAGTAAAAAAGTTTTCTTTTAAAGATTCATTAGTAAAGCTGTCCCCACCTTCGGCTTCGCCTATAATGGTAACTACGCCAGTAGCACCAATTCCTACAGGGGTAGAACGAACAAGCTGTTCGAAATACGCACCTGGAGTCACTGTATTGATAAATGATCGTGTAAGTCTGATCGCCATCTTATTCTCCTACTTACTTTTTAAGTCCAAAATGTTGTAAACCCTGTTCAAAAAGCTCAGGCTTATCAAATCCAGATGCTTTGAGGTGAGCCCAAAGCACATCTTCTAATTCCTTAGGTTTTTTATATTCTTTTTTAACTATCGCCCAAAAAGTCCTAAAACTTTCTCTAACATTTTCATTTTCAGAAGGAGCCTCGAAATTAGCTTGCTTAGCAGCAACAAAAGTCTGTTGCTCCTTAGCTAGTGCCTCTCTCACTACTTCTTCTGTAGTTTTTTTATTTGGGTTTCTTTTGCGTCCCATCATTTACCTTCTTTCTTTGCCATCTTTTTAGCCATACATTTATCCATGAATTTCTTTAATTGTAATGGCTGTTTAGCAATAACCTTAGCTTGCGCTTCAGGTGGTTTGGGCTGAGGGATTTTCACTTCTGCCATCTGAGCTGAGGTCTGATTTTCAGGAGAAGCCTTGTCCATACTGCGAAGCTCTTTCAATACTTCTCCGCGCTTTTCAGAAGGAACGTTTGGAAGAACTTCGTTGAGTTTTGCCGGTCCTTTAATTTTTGTTACAACCTGCTCTACAGACATAGACTTTTCAAGAGCTTCTTTTGTAAGCTCCTTAGCTTTATCTAAAATAGCTACTGCCACTTCTTGCGCTGTATATTCTTTCTTTTCTTCGCTCACTGTAAACTCCTCAACACAAAGATTGAGTCTAAAAAATAATAACTAATAAATTCAAATGCTTAACTACCAATCTTTCCACCATTCTTCTCAGATTTTGGCAAGTTAGGTTTGGGCATTTCTTTTAATTCTTTAAGATTATCCCGATGCATTTGCTTACCGCGTTCATGGTATAAATCGCTAAGATACTTATTAGGCTGAGGCTCTTTTGCTCTTTCTATCAGCCTACCAGCTTGGCTTTGTCCTTTTTCTTCCAGTCCGCTAAAACCGCCAGAGGTGTGTACGCCTTTTTGAGCCTTCTTCATAGCGCACTTTTCCATAAAACCCCTAAGCTTATCAATGCCTTTTTGCATTTTTTGCTCACCAGGGCGCATACCTACAGCAGCTTCGGCATTAGCCTGTTTCTGCTGATGCATCTCGGAAACGGAAATATCTTTATGTAGAACCCCTTCTTTAGTAGCCGGTATATGATTTCCTGGAACCTCAGCTATCATGTTAGGATCTTCCAGGTCTTTCATAGCATGCTTTACCGCATGCTCTTTACCCTCTTTAGATCCAAGGGCCTTCATGACAGCGTGGTATAAAGATTTGCTAAGGTTATTGTCTTCCATAATTTAAAGATTGCCTCCCATTAATCCTCTTCGTTATCCTGCGGTGCAATTGTTGTCCATGGCTGATCTTCATCATCCAATGAATCAGGAGAATCCAGATTAGAACATATTTTTATGCCAGTTCTAATGCCTTCTTCGGTCTCCTGTGTAACTTCTACAGCCTCTATGATGCGTTTAGGCGACTTCAGCCATGAATTTTCTACCATGCCGCTTAAAGTTATATACCGACTAAACACATTCTCACCACCAGGACCTTCAAAGTTGGGATTATTCATAAGATCAGAGCTGGAAATGGAACTTTGCGTGAAACACTTACTTTCTAAAAGACTTTCACGATAGCGTAAGATTGTATAAGTTACAATCGCGTGTAGCCATAAAAGAGGTGCCGGGTCCCCGTGAACATGACATCCTATAGAGTATTGTTCTTGAAAGAAAGTATGCTCGCGCCTAGCTCTATAAACTTGATATTGAGGAACTATCCCAGCCCTAGAAAGTGTAAGCTCTAAATCAATTTCTAATAAAATCCCTTCAGGCAAGATATCTTGAATTACATATCCAAGACCTTTGTCTGGATCTACTAATATCTGGCCAGCCCTAACGCCTCTCAAGCTGACTGAGTCTGGAACCGTCAATATTCCGGTCGATTGATCATAAGCCTCAGGAACAAAGGGTTTTACGATGTAGGGAATAGGTTGTCCTATTTTACTTGGCATAAGAGTTTCTACCTGTGTAGAAAGATCTCCTAGGTGCTTCATATCTTCTATCTCTGTAGAGGAACCTAGGGCTATGGTCACCAACGGGAACTGGTCCTTGTCTAGGCGGTATCGCATAACAACTTCAATTTTGTTGTTTAAAAACCAATCCTTAGCGTTGTCGATCTCTTTCTGCCCGTACTTATCTTTTAAGGAGTCATCGGTAGCAAAAGAAGAGAAAACGTCGTCCAAAAGCCAAGGGTTCTTGCGCATGTCGTCAAGACCCTGTCTAATGGCTTCTGCTATAACTACGTCTCCGGCAAATATCATTTATCAAAACTCTCTAAAATAGAAGGTAAAATTTCTTTATCAAATGTGTTAGATGCCCACTCTAAAGCCTGATCCATTAATTTCTCAGCTTCGAGCCCTGGGTGAATCCACTTCGATCCGCGATGTTTAGAGCTTACTGTTCTGAATGTAAGTATATCACGCCTCACAGAGCCTTTTGCTGTTTGGGTTTGATAAATAGTCAAACCTGATAACACGCCATGACTAGCTCTAGCGCTCGGCTTTGGACTGATAATGTCGTTTATGACATGAAGCTTACCTAGACGAGGACTTCCTTCCTTAGTGTACTCAAGTTTCTTATACGGAATCTTTCTTGCCTTGAGTTCAGCCTTTACTTGATTAACAAACATTTGAACCGATTGAGGCGTCTGAGATGGAGGTTTGGCCTGATCAAAAGGGATAGCTCTATATTTAGACCCGTCCTTAGCAACTTTGTAATTTCTTTTCAATAAATCAGCAGTCATGTCACCAGCCTTTCTTCCTTCCTCGATCCATAGGGCTGGCTCATCAAGACTAACGACCCATATACTAGGCGCCGCTTCTTCAAATTTCAGGTTATCTAAATATGTCTTACGCCTAGAGTGAAGCTTAGAGGCAGCAAGCTCTTGTGTTTTAGCAAACGTCATACTTGCTACTTGTTTTACCCCTTGAGTAATAGCTTCTTCAACTTGTTCTTTACGTTCGCCAAATTCGGCAGCAAGGGCTTTGGCGTCTACAAAAAAACGTAGGTTCATTTAAAACCTCTCGTGAGTGACGTCGCCACCGTTATCTAAAGCTGCGCCGATCTTCATGTCGACATACTTTACACGACCAGTCTGATTGTCAACTACTTTTTTCCAACCACGAGAATTCACAGCACCTTCTGGTATCTGTGGTTTAGGGACGTGTTTGGTCGTTTGTTTAGCTGGGAGGCGTCCCAATTTTATCCCTGCCAGCCGCTCTGCTTTGGGAGTTCTTCTTCCTTACCTGCTGCTGTCGGGTCGGCAAACTCATCTTGAGTCTGTTCTTCTTGAGATGGATCTTCCATATCTTCAGTGTCCATAGATTCCACAGCACTTGGATCGATCATCCTAGCCAGCTCAATCATGTTATGGAGAAGCCCTAAAATGCTTTCATAAAGATCTGGCTTAGCTTGTTTGATTTGCTCCATCAGATCTCGGTTTTGTTTGAAAGCGTCAAGGTTGGCAGCGATTCGTTGCATGATCTCTTCATTGCTGTCCGCATCTGCCATCTCGTCTTCTAGCATATCGGGATCGTCTATCATTTCATCTTCAGATCCGCTAGGGACATCGATGGCTTTTTCGGACTCTTCTTCGCCATTCTCAGAAACCATGTTAGAATCTTCTAGATTGATCGGCTCTTCTGATTCGAAGTCGGAGATCTCGCCTTCTTCTGCGGGCATCTCTTGTAAACCATCGGGCTCTAAAGACTCATCTCCCATTGGAGCATCTTCTTGATCTGCTGCATCTGGGCCTTCGTCAGGGCGTCCACGAGCTGAGCGTACTTGTTGAACCAGGCGAGCTCGATCTTCG